CAGCCTTATCGGTGTCGACGGCCTGCTTGGAAAGCTGGCTACGGTGAATGATGAGGTCAAGCGCAAGACCGGCCGCACCGCGCTTCGGCGCGCTGCCGAGATGGTCGCCAACAACTTCAAAGAGGGCGCCCGGCGATGGGATGATCCGGACACTGGGCGATCCATTTCCGACAACATTGTGCTGCGGTGGAATGGCCGGCTGTTTCGCCGCACTGGCGACCTGGGCTTTCGAGTTGGCGTGCTGCACGGCGCGGTGCTGGTCAAGAATGGCAGCACTGAGAAAAGCGCGCCGACACCGCATTGGCGTCTGCTTGAGTTTGGTACCGAGCATATCGCTGCTGACCCGGTGGCACGCCCGGCCCTGGAAGACCATATCGGCGAAGTAACCAATGAATTCGCCACTCAGTTCGAGAAAGGCCTCGACCGGGCAATTCGTCGTGACCAGAAGTCCAGGAGCAGCTGATGTTCGCACCAATAAACGCCGTGTGCGCCCTGGATGCTGGCGTGATCGCAGTACTTGGATCAGCACCTCAGCGGCTCTACCCGTTCGGTGATGCGCCGCAGGATGGGCAAAAGCCTTATGCGGTCTGGCAGACCATCGGCGGTGATCCGGAGAACTACCTGGCGGGGCGCCCAGACATCGACGGCTACACGCTGCAGGTCGATGTGTACGCCACGACCGGTAAGGACGCGCGGGCTGTGGCCAAGGCCATCAGAGACGCCATCGAGCTGAAGGCCCACATCATCCGCTGGGGTGGTGAGAGCCGCGACCCTGCAACAAAGAATTACCGGTACAGCTTCGACGTGAGTTGGTTCGTGCCCCGCTGAACGGCAGCGGGGCAGCTACTCAGAGCTTTTTGTACATGTCTTCAAAGTCCTTCATTGCATTCATCAGGTTGTCGAACTGCTCTTTCTGGAGATCACCTTTTGACTTGGTGGCTGGGAGTCGAAGTAGCTTACGGAGCATCAGTTTCAAACGTTTCATAGATTCTTCCTCGAGTGTGCCGAATTGGCCAATGCATCCTAATGCATAAAAAACACGCGTTATTCGAGGGGTTTGCATCCTCATTGCCCGCCGAGTGCGGGCGTTTTTTTGCCCGACATTTGGAGAACGCCATGTCGATCCTTTCCCAAGGAACCCAGATTTACGCCGCGGTACCCAGTGCAGGTAATCCATCTGTCTTCGAGGTTATGGAGATCGAGTGCGCTACGGCATTCAGTCCCGGCGGAAACCCAGCTGACCAGATCGAAACCACCTGCCTGAGCGAAACGGTTCGCAGCTATATGCGCGGACTTCGTACTCCAGGCCAGGCAACACTAACTCTGAACGCAGATCCTCGGAATCCATCGCACGTACGACTGCACCAGCTTTCCGAAGACGACTCTATCGAGAGTGTCCGCTGGGTTGTGGGCTGGTCTGATGGAAAAGGCATTGCCCCTACCATTGGCACTACGGGCTCTCTCGCGGCCATCAGCGTTTTGTCTGGCGGTACTGGCTATACCACGGCGCCGACAGTAGCTATCACAGGCGGTGGCGGTACTGGCGCTACGGCAACGGCCACCGTCGCCGGAGGGTCGGTTACCGGCATCAGCATCACATCGCCGGGCACCGGTTACACCAGTGCACCAACTGTCGCGCTCACTGGCGGCGCCGGCTCTGGGGCTACAGCTACTGCGGAACTTGGTGATGGTGATGATTTTGTTCTTCCGCCAACCCGAACATGGTTTGTTTTCGACGGGTACGTATCCGACTTCCCGTTCGACTTTGCGGCAAACACTGTTGTGACCAGCGCGGCGACGATTCAGCGCTCTGGCGGTTCCGCCTGGATCCGTAAGACCACTTAAGGAAAAATCATGCAGCTCAATATTGAAAGCCTCAAGGGGTTTGGTGCCTTCACCGGCGCCCCTGTGAAAAAAACGATCAAGTGGGAGCAGGGAGGTAAGTCTCTGAAGGGCGATGTCTTCGTGCGCCCATTGGGATACCGAGCTGCCGTGAGCGACCTGATTGCATCCGCCGGCATGCAGGACGGCATTGCTGGCCGAATAGCGGCCAGCATTTGCGACGAGTCAGGTGCTCCAGTTTTCACCGTCGCGGATATCACTGGCGATGCAGACCCTGATCGTGGCTCGCTCGATCGCAACCTCACCACGGCATTACTTACAGCCATCGGCGAGGTGAACAACCTGGGAAAGACCCAGCCCTCAGCGACTTCGACGAAGTCTGGCACGAGCTCGCGATCACGCTCTCCTGCACGATCGCGGAAGCCCAAGAGCGATTGAGCCTTCCAGAGTTCAGGCGCTGGGTTGAGTACAGGCGAAAGCGTGGCTCGCTCAATTGGGGGATGCGCATGGAGCGTGGCTGTGCGCTTCTTTCCACGCTCTATGCAAATACCCACGCGGACAAAGCCCGCTACACAATTTACGACTTTATGCCGCACGAGTCGGAGCCTGAACTGACATTGGAAGAGGCCCTTGAAAGTTGGGCCTGAGTGTATCGATCAACGAAAATGGGAAACGCTGGGGTAGCCAATGGCTTCGACACTCGGAACGCTGACGCTCGACCTTATTGCCAGGATTGGTGGCTTCACAGGTCCTATGGACAAGGCCGCGGCCGCGGCGCGCAAATCCGGCAAGGCCATTGCGGAATCGGCTGATGTCGCCGCTCTTGCTTGGGAGGCGCTCGGCCAGGTGGCTGCGGGCGCCCTAGCCGGACTTTCGGTAGGAGCTATATTTACAGCGTTTATTGCTGAGACTAAAGCTGCTGAGCAGGAGCAGGCACAGTTGGCAGCAGTGCTTAGATCTACTGGCGAGGCGGCGGGGTTTAGTCGCAGTCAACTAAACGACATGGCCGGCGCTTTGGAAAAAGCGACCACATATTCCGGCGGTGACATCAATAAGGCGCAGACAGCGCTTCTTGCATTCACTGGAGTGGTCGGTGATCAGTTTCCCCGCGCCCTGCAAGCAGCAGCTGATATGGCTGCTCGAACAGGGGTAACTGTGCAGCAGGCGGCAGAGACTATTGGCCGGGCGCTCGACGTTCCCTCTGAGGGGCTCAGCTCACTGAGCAAGCAAGGCTTCAGGTTCACTGAAGAGCAGAAGAAACTCGCGGAGTCATTCGAATCTACCGGGGATGTTGCCAGCGCTCAGGGCATCATCCTTAAATCTCTCGAGGAGTCATACGGAGGTGCCGCCGCCGCTGCGCGCGATACCTTCGGCGGCGCGCTGGATGGCTTGCGAAATGCTGTCTCTGGGCTGCTGACAGGCGAGGGTAGCCTGGATTCTGCAAAAGCTGCAATCGAAGGCCTGACTACTGTTCTCTCTGATCCAAAGGCCAAGACGGTCCTAAATCTGACGGCGCAGGCTGCCTCTGCATTGGCGGTTATACTGGTGACTCGGCTTGCCGCTGGCGCCGTCGTAACGTCTGCTGCATTTGTCGTGGGCCAGGTTGAGGCCGTGCGTTATCAGTTAGCCCTCGCCCGCATGGCTGGTGTGGCGCCTGCCGCCGCCGCTGGTATTGTCAGCGTTGGTGTCGCAGCTCGTGGCGCCTCTGCTGCGATGGCTCTCCTTGGTGGACCTGCAGGGGTGGTGCTGCTCGCGGCAAGCGCGCTCGCGTACTTCGCATTAAGTGGCAATGACGCCGATGAGTCGGCGACCACGTTGTCTACTAAGGTTGATTTGCTAACTCAGTCATTTGAGGGCTTCACCAAGAGCCAGGCCGCTGCCGCCCTACAGGAAATCAACAAGGATCTTCTAGATGCGCAGTTGCGCGCCATTGACGCAGAAAGCGCCGTTAGCCAGTACCAGCGCCTGCTGCGCGAGCATCCAAGTGATTCTCGGCAGCGCGAATGGAATGAATCGCTGATCACTGCCCAGGGCGAACTCGATACAGCGCGCCAAAAAGTAGAAGCGTTCGGTGATCAGATTAATATCCTTAACGGAATTTTGTCTGCAGCGCCTGTTATTGAGCAGTCAAAGGCCTATCGAGATCTTGCAAAGACGCTGGACGAGCAGATATTGCTAGCCGGAAAGAAGACGAATGCCGACAAGCTCTCTGCGCGCATTGGTGCCGGATTGGTGACGGGTCTCAAAGAGGGGGAGGGCGAGCTTCTTGTAGCTAAGGCAAAAACCTTAGATGCCAGCGAGGCGGCTGCTACGGCCGAGAAAAAGAGAGCTGAGTCGGCTAAGAGTGCAGCGAAGGCAGTCGTTAATGCCGAAAACGCTACGCGTAAGCGAGGGGAAGATGCCGTCACTGACTACCAGCGTCAGATTGCACTAATTAATACCAGTGCTGACGCTAGAAAAAAGGCGACCGAGGTTTCCAAACTTCAATTTGAAATAGAGTCTGGAAAGCTGGTGGGCATCAATGCCCAGCAGCAGGAGCGCTTGAAGATCCTTGCCGCTGAGCTGGATAGTCTTCAGAAACTGAAGTTAGCCAACGAGGATGCGGCTAAGGCTCGTGCCTTTGGCGCGACATTGACCGATGGAAATCAAACCGCACGCATGGGGTTTGAAATCGAGCTTTCAGGCGGTGGCAGTGGGGATAAGCTCAAGGAGCGCTTGAAGGCAGATCTCGCCATTCAGCAAGACTTCAACAAGCAACTCGCTGAGCTTCAGAAGCAATACAACGGCGGCGACATTAGCGAAGATCTTTACAATCAAGAGACGGAGTTACTGCGTGAGGCCTTGGCCCAGCGTATGGAAATCCAGCAGGAATATTACGAACAGCAAGATGAAGCCCAAAACAACTGGCTCGATGGCGTTGCATCTGCTTGGGAAAACTATCGCGATACCGCGATGGACTACCAGCAGCAGGCGGCGGACTTTACGGCCAGTACTTTGGATACGCTCACCGGGACTGTTAGCGACGGCATCGCATCAATGATTCTGGAGTCGGAGAGTCTTGGAGATGCGTTCGTTAATGTGGCGGCCACTATGGCTAAGAGCATCATCAATGCCCTGGCACAAATGGCGGCGCAGTGGCTGGTCTATCAGGCAGTTCAACTCGTTGCCGGAAAGGCGACTCAGGCCAGCGCATCCGTAGCCATGGTCGCTAACGCACAAGCTACTGCGTTTCAAGCCTCTCTCGCGGCGTTTGCGAGTACTGCGGCAATACCAATTGTCGGCCCTCTCCTAGCTCCAGGCGCTGCGGCTGCAGCCGCTACTTTTGCGGCGCCTCTTGTTGCAGGCGTTTCGGCCGCCAGCCTCGCCGGCATGGCGCATGATGGTTTGGATTCCGTTCCGGAAACTGGGACTTGGTTATTGGCGAAGGGGGAGCGGGTTACGACTGCTGAGACCAGTGCAAAACTAGACAGCACTCTTAGCAAGATTCAAGCAGGCCAGTCACGCAAAGGTGCGATTGCTCCTGTGGTGAACCTATACGAGGACGCCTCTAAGGCTGGGACATCCAGGGCAAATTCGGATGGTGGTGTGGATGTCTGGGTTGCAAACATACTGAGCGATGGACCCGCCCATGATGCCCTTCAGCAGAAGTACGGATTACAGACGAGGGGCTCATGATCATTTACCCAAAGCAACTTTCATTGCCGCTACATGATGGCTACAAGCTAGACACGATCAGCCCCTTGATGAGGACAAGACTCGATAGTGGGCGGTCGCGCCAAAGGAGGAAGTTCACCAGTGTCCCCACAGAGGTTTCGGTGAAGTGGATATTTAACGATAACCAGGCTTCGTTTTTTGAGGCGTGGTTTGCGAGAACTCTCGGTGATGGTGCGTTGTGGTTCCAGGCTACTTTGAAGACCCCTCTGGGGTTGAAGGATTATGTATGCCGCTTCACAGATATCTATGACGGGCCAGAGCTGATAGGGGTTGATCATTGGGCGTACTCTGCAACGCTTGAGTTGCGCGATCGCCCATTGATGGCGCCAGGTTGGGAAAACTTCCCTGAACTCTGGTTCGGCAAGAACATCATCGACATGGCGATAAACAGGGAGTGGCCGCTCAGCCCATATCAGACGCACATGGGGGCATTTGACTCTGGCGTAAACGAGGAGTGGCCCGAGGTATGAACCCACTCGACGTTTGCTACGCATCGCCAGGTACCGAGGTATTGATACCGACATTTGAAATCTCCAGCTCAGGCTGGAGCGAATCGGTCCTGATTTGCGCGGGCTTCGAAAATCAGGCGTGCGGTACCGAGGACGGGCGCGCCGTGACGTTCCTTGCCGGAGGGTTGGACGTTTCGTACCCGACCAAGGACAACACCGGCAGCCAGACAATTACGTTTGCGATTGATGGTGTCACGGGTCAGGCGCAAAGACTGATTCGTCAGGCAATGGACGCCGACGCAATCATCCGCGCCACTCTTCGCCTTTATCTGAGCACGGACCTCAGCCAGCCATCCCAAAGGCCCTATTACCTTGTCGTGAGCGGCGGAAGCTTCGAAGGCGCAACAATCCGTGTCGACGGTGGCTACTTCAACCTCATCGACACGAACTTCAACCGCGAAACCTTCAACGCGCTCAACGCCCCCTGCATTAAGTACCTATAACCATGCCATCACGATACCTAACTGCCATCTACCAAGACGGCGGTCGCGAACTGCCGTCAGTAGATTGCTGGGGCCTAACGACGATAGCCAGGTCGGAGCTATACGGCCTGCCTGGGCTATCCAAGTTTGGAGAGGTGACTCGCCTGGGCATTCACGCCTTCCAGCGTTCCTACAGGACTGAGGTTGGAAGGGCTCTAGAGCGCTGCGAGCCTTTCCCGGGAGCAATCGCCGCCGCAATGAAGGGTGACATCTGCGCCCACGTTGCTCTGGTGGTGCTCAAAGACGACCGCCTTCAGGTGCTGGAGATCAACCCCGGCAGCGGGGCCAGGATCATCCGGCTACAGGAATTCAAAGATAACTACATGACGGTGGTGTTCTATCGTGATCGAGTTCTATGGGAACAAGGCTGACCCGGTTGCTTTAAGAACGTATCGGGTGAGTTCGCCTACCACCGTTGAGCAGTGGCTCATCGAAAACATGAAGGCATACGAGCGCCGGGACGTGCCGCCAGTGAGCATATCGGTCAATGGGTGCCCGAGCATTCATCATTCCTGGCCTGAATTGCAGTTTGGCCCTGACGACTTTGTGCAAATCTGGTACGAGCCGAAGGGTACAGACCCGATCTCCATCACCATCGCCGCCATTAAAGGCGTGCAAGCGGTGATGAAGCTCATAACCCCAAGGGTGAAGCTGCCAAAGACCGGTTCGCCGCAGCAGGGCAGCACGTTGTCCAGTGCAAACGCCAAGGCCAACCAGGTTCGCTATGGCGACCCGGTGCGCGAGCTGTTCGGTGAGGATGAAATCTTTCCTGACTATATAGTAGAGCCGCGCCGATACTTCAAAGGCCCTCGGGATGAATGGCAGCACATGCTGCTGTGCATTACCCGTGGTGAGTACCAGGTAAATCCGAGCGACATCAAGATCGGGAACACGGCGGTGATATCGCTGGGTGCCAACGCGACCGCCAGGGTATACGGCCCAGGTGAAGACCTGAGCAGCGAGCCAGCCGCCAAGTGGTGGTACCAGGCGCCTGAGGTGGGCGTAACCGCTACCGGTACGTCTGGCATCGAGCTGAAGACCACTGTCACAGTCCCTCCAGTACCAGGCGCCCAGGCCTATCAGTTCAACGGTGATTTGGTAGCCGTCCCAACTGGAGCCGGGGCATTCCCTGCTGGCTGGGCTGTTGGCATGATCCTACGCATCGAGGTCATGTATCAGTACATGGTCACGGCTGGCGGTGGTGCTGGTGGTCGGGATGTGATTTCCGGGCCGCTGGAGCAGCTTGGCGCCTTCCCTGGAATGCAGATCGAGGTAGTGGGGGCGAATGCCGGCCGCTACATCGTGAACGATTTCACTCCGGCTGCCGGCGGTGATCCGGCCCACATGACCCTCAACACCACCAGTGGCGCGCCGGTTTCTGGGCTCCTGGCTGGTATTGGCTGGGCCTGTATTGGGTATGCGGGGCTTCGGTACCGGCTCACGGCGGCGAGTACGTCGCAGATTGCCGTAGACCGCCTGACTGACACTGGCGTTACAGACAATGACTGGCCCGGATTTGACTTTATCGAAAGCAACTCAGCCGTTCTCAGGCTGGACAATTCGAACCTTGAAGGCGACTGGGCTGGACCGTTTGCACTTTGCCCGCCAGGCCTGAAGGCAACGAAGCTTTCTTTCACCGTGCTGTTCCCAAGTGGTTTGGCGGGGGTCAATAACAAGGGCGATCTTGAGCCCTGGAGTGTCACCTACGAGTTCCAGTACCGGGACAGAACAACTGCCGGGGCATGGGTTTCGTTCACCGAAACGATCAGTGATCGAACCCTGGACCAGATCGGTTTCACGCGAGAGCTGACAACGGCGTCTGCTATTGAGCCGGAAGGGCGAATGCGCCGAATCGGTGCCAAGTCCACGCTGACCAACGTGCAGGACAATATCCAGTGGTACGACGTTCGGGCATTGCTTCCAAGTCCGACCAGTTACCCAGGCTGGACTATTCTGGCGCTATCTGCGGCTGGCGGCGGCAAGCTATCAAGCCAAAGCGAGAACAAGGTGTCGGTGGTGGCCACGCGCAAGCTGCCGATATTGGTCAATGGGGCCTGGACGTCGGATAACCGCGTAACCCGCGATATCGCGCCAGCGTTCAACTATATCGCCAAGGCGCCCGGATATCAGGATGCCGACATCGACACGGACGAGCTGGCAGCGTTTGACGCGGTTTGCAAGGCCAGGGGCGACACCTTCAACCTGTCGATTGATTCGCTCATGACAGTCAAGGAGGCACTGAACACCGCGCTTGCCCCAGGCTTTGCGGAGTTCACCATCAGTCGCGGTCGGCTGCGCCCTGTGCGCGACCAGAAGCGGGAAGGCTTCGATACAGAGTATTTCCCGCCCGGCACGCAAGGTTACTCGGCCCAGAACATGAAGGGGCCGCTGCGCATCAGCTTCAAATCCCCAGACCCTGGGTCAGAGCATGACGGCGTGGACGTTGAGTACAAGGATCGCCGCACGCGCCAAACCGAGACGGTTAAGTGTCGGCTGCCTGGGCAGCAAGGCCTGAAAGCCGAGAAGGTCCAGGCCCTGGGGATAGGCGACCGTGACCGCGCTTACCGTCTAGGGATGCGGCGCGCAAGCGAGACCAGATATCGACGCTGGAGCTATTCGTTTGAAACGGAACTTGACGGCAACAACAGCGATTACATGGGTCTTGCCGGCGTGTCAGACGATACGCCAGGAAGAGGGCAGAGCGCCTTGCTGCTTGGCATATCCCTGGGCTCTGGCAGCTACATCCTCGAAAGCTCTGAAGCTTTTATATGGGAGCCAGGCGTAGCCCACACCGTCGGCATCAGGCGTCAAGACGGCACCCTCAGCGGCCCATGGACGGCCACAAGGATAGGCGACTACCACCTTAGCATTCCGACGCTCGACTTCGTCCCTGACACAAGCTGGGACAGGGAACCGCCGCATCTGCTATTCGGCCCGGTAACCAGGGAATGCCACCGCGTTCTGATCAGCAAGGTAACCCCCAAAGGAAGCGAAAGCGTTTCTGTTCAAGGATTCAACTACGACGACAGGGTTTACCTGTACGACAACGCATCAGCGCCAGACTAAATAACTAAGCCCACACAGGTCCGCCATTGAGCGGGCTTTTTTGTGCCCGGAGAAAAGAATGCCATACGACACCCTGAACCCAGTCCCGTCTACCGATCCTCGAGACCTGTATGACAACGCCGCCATCACGGACAAGTACGTGAATGGAGATCAGCCTTTTGTCGCTGATCGACTTGGCGAGCAACGCCGAACCTGGATGGGAATGGAGGAAGACTTCAACAACGCCCAGGAGGGCCGCGCAACTCAATTCGATCAGTTCTTGGCAGGTTCGGCTTTTGTTTGGCTTGGCGATTACGGCGCTGGGATCACATTTACCAGTCGAAGCCAGTATCTGGTACGGGATGGCTACGCCTACCGATTGGCGGACTCCACCACCCTGCCATATACCACCACGGGCAATTGGGCGCTTGAGCAAACCAAGTTTAGCCTGATGAACTCCGACGATATACTCCGGCAAGAATTGTCGCAGCCTCCAGGCGCTGGGATGCTCGGCTTTCTTGATTCGCAAACATACGCATCAGGCACTGTAGGTAGCACCCTAAAAGCAATTCTGCGCCGAGCGATATTTGTTTCCCCTATTGGTGGAGGGGCAGATGACGCCGCCGCGATCAATAGTCTAATGTCGCCTAAGGGCGCTGGTGCTGACCTATTTTTCGAGCCTGGCGCTTACTCTCAGAGCGTACGCCTGACCGTTCCCGACGGTCAGCACTGGCATGGCGCGGGCGGTCAGCGAGGAACCACCTTTACTAAAATCGCTGACTGTGACGCTATTTACGTTGGCAACCTTTCGCGAATTTCCGATATCAACTTCGAGGGCGTTGGTGCCACCTTCACTGGCAAAGGAATTATTTGCGAAGGGTTCTCCGGTAGCGTCGAGCGTTGCCGTTCAAACCTGATGAAGGGGTTCGCGCTCAGTTTCCCAGGTGCTGCGGGCGGATTTAACATTGCCTCGTTTGAGGGCAGCACATTCGAGCCGGCTACTGTCGCTGCGATTGACCTGGGGGGCGTGTCGACCGTTCGGCCAATCTTCTTCAGAGGGATTTGGTTGTCGGGCGGCTTCATGGACGTTACCGGGTCAGGCAACGGCTGCAGCATGAGCGAGTTTTACATGACCACGCTCAAGCACGGTGCTGGCGCTGGCTTGATGCACTTCGCAAATGGCCGTTTCGGGAATACCTCGCTGATGACGATAAGCGGGGGTGGTTCTACTTTTACAGGGATATCCTTTGCAGGGGATGTGAATATCGTTTCCGGTATTGGGCACCGTTTTGCCGGTTGCGATGGTGAGATTACCGAAGATGCCGCAAGTAACTCGAACTCGTTTGACGCTCGCGGGACGATCTCTAACACAGGCTGGACACAAGCGTCAGGCGTGGCGCCGTCGATTGGAAACGGG